TACTCCTGCGGCCCGAACGCCATCTGCAGGAAGGCCGCGATGGCCGCCTGCGCCTCCGGGCGGCGAATGTCGGTGGCGCTGGCGGCCAGCAGGGCAAGCTCCGACTGGTCCAGCAGGTCGGGTTCCCCATTGCAATGGAACTCCTCCCCATCCAGTACGAAGCTGACCCCGGCAAGCGGGTTGACTAGGGGCTCGGTGCCCTCCGGTTGGCTGACATAGGTACGCATGCGCTGCTACGTCCCTTCTGTGTTTGGTCAGGCGCGCTGCGGGTTGGCCAGGATGGCCCGCCACGGCCGCAGCCCCGTGGCAGGAAGCTCCAGGTTGAACGTGACCGGGATGGTGGCCTTGGCCGCGCCCTTGGCACGCACAATGGCCACGTCGCCGCTTTGGAAGCACTGGCGGTAAATCCACCGCTCGGTGTGGTCCTCGCTCTCCAGCAGCAGCATGGCCCGCACCTCGGAGCCCAGGTCCGGGGGCTCGTAGATCAGCACGCCGCTGCCGGTGGACACGTTGCCGCCGTTGAACGCGGCCTTGAGGTTGGCCACCGTGATCTGTGCCAGGGCAAACTGCACGGTCCCGGCACGGCTGGTCGGCTGGTAGGACAGCGGGTCCAGCACTTCCGCGACCTCCACCATGTCGGTGTTGGTCTGGTAGTGGAACTCGCTGCCGGTGTCGGTGTACCCCATCAGCACCCACGCCGCGCTCACCGTGGCCAGCGACGTTGCCACGTCGGTGGGCTCGGTGGTGCCCAGCGGGGCTATGTACAGGTACCCAGGCCCCAGGGACAGGGCCGCCGGGTTGCCTCTTGCCGGCATTGCTTACTCCTCACCCTGGCCGCTGCCAGCGCCTGTCGTAGCCCCTGGCGGGGCCTGGTCTTCCTCGGCTGCGCTGGCGGCCTCGGCTTCCTCCGGGGTGACCAGCCACTGCTGCCACTCCGGGTTGGTGTCGCGCACGTCCGCCGGCACGTGATCGCCGGCCCGGAACGCGCACACCGCCATCAAGTCCACCGCCGCACCCTGGTGCAGGTCAGCCGTGGCAACGTAGTAAGGCGGCTGCGCCGGGGGCTCCTCCTTGGCGGCCCCGGCCTTGGCCTTGGTGCGTGGTCCTGCCATAGCGCGCCGCCCTAGCTGCTCATAAGCAGCGCCTGCACGGTCACGCTGCTGGTGACGCTGTAGGAGAAGTTGACGTTGCCGTTGGTGTCACCGAACGGGTACTGCGGGAACGGCCCAAAAATGCGCTCCCCCGTGGTGGCTTCCACCGCCGGGCTTAGCGCGAACGGGGCAATAGTGGTCCCGTTCGGCCCCGACCCCGCTACCGGCGTCACGGTCACCGTGCACGCCGCCGCGTTGCCGTTCTTCACCCGCAGGAACGCCTGTCCCCCAGCGGGCATGGTGTCGCCGCCAGCGCTCGCTGCGGACAGGGTGGCCGCCGCCCCGCCCCCGGTACGGGAGCAGACGACGGGGGTAAGTGCTGCCATGTTGTGTGCTCCTTACGCGGGGGCCAACACCAGGTCGGCCTGTACTTGGAACAGGTAGGGCTCCGAGGCGTCAGCGGGCTGCGGCACGTACACCGGGCCTGCCAAGTTGTCGGACACCAAGATCAGCAGCCCCGTGCCGGTGGGCACCGGGCTGCCGTTCAGGTTCTCCACGGCGGCGGCGATGCCGGCCGCCGCCGCCTCGCACGCAACCTCGTCGTTGCAGTACACGTCCCACTGCATGCGCGCGGTCGTCACCGCCGTGTCCTCAGCCACCAGCGGGCTGCCGCCGCCGATGCGCGACACCAGCGCCCACGGCCCCGACGCCGGGCTGCGCGGCGGCGGCTGGAGAAAACACCCGTTGGCCAGCGGCTGCCCCACACCCACCAGGGCCGCCATGCTGTTGGTCCAGGTGTTCACCGCCAACTCCGCTGCGCTAGCCAAACCGGAACACCTCACCACGTATGTCCACCAAGGTGGCCTCGATGAAGTGCGCGCCCTTGGTGCCCGGGTGGTGCACCACCGGGCCGAACACCTGGCCGGTGGCCCGGTTGCGCAGCGGCCAAGGCCCGGTGGACCGGATGATGTGGGGCGGCGTCCCGTTGTTGACCCACTTGCCGTACGGTGCGGTGGGGCCGATCAGGTAGCCCCCGCCGTGCTCCAGCGGCCCAGGGATCGCTTCAATGCGCACGCTGTTGCGCAGGTAGCCGCTAGGCCGCAGGGGCAGGTCCCCTGGATAGCGGGTGCGTGGAACGTTAGGCCCTTTGGGCAGCGCCAAGCCCCGCCCGAACGCACCCGGCACCTGGTAGGTGGTGCCCTTTGACCCGCCAGCGGGCACGGGGTAGGCGTACACCGGCTGTACCGGCGACACCGGAATGTGTGCCTTCATCTTGGCGGCTGCCAGGCCAGCAAGCAGAAACAGCGCCCGCCGGGGGTGGCCTTCGTACCACGCCTTCACAGCCGCGTCACGCCACACCACCCTGGTGGTTGCCATCCGTCACACCCCCTCTCACAGCAACAGATCGTCTCCCCAGGTCACCGGGTCCGGGGCCGCCCATTGCGGGTACAACTCCGGGCCGCCGCCCTGCTCCTCACGGATCGCCAGCAGCACCTGCGCCAGCGCCGCGTTAGCTCTGGCGTCCAGCGTGGCTGCCACGTTGATATTGGCCGTCCGCTCCGGGTAGGCCATTTCGATGTCAGCCGCTGCCCGCCACGCCGCCGCGTCACGGGCCGACGCCTGTATCTCGTCGGCCAACTGCCCCGTGGTGGGCAGCGCCCCGGTAGCGGCCAGCACCCACGCCACCGCGTTATCCACGAACCCCTGGGCCTGCTCGGCGGTGGGCTCGGTGTTCTCGGTGAACTGCCCCAGTAGCTGGGTGCTGCCAGGCGTGGTCCGGTCACGGGTGCGCGTCGGTATCTTCTCCGCGACTTCACCCGTGGTCGGTGCCCACGCCTCGCCCACTACTTGTCAGCGGCCTTGCTACGGGAAGTGCCGCCGCCCGGCCGGGCGGACGTGGAGCCCGCCTGGCGGCCAGCGGCCTGGGTAGGGGCCGGGCCGCCGCCCTCATCCTTGGCCGCCGCCTCCTCGGCCTGCACGTCCACCCGCTGCGGCCCCGGCTCCCCGCCCGGCGGGTCAGCGGCCAACTGTGCCCGCTCTCCGGTGGACATGGGGAATGCCTCGATAAGGCCGTGGCTGGCCAGGTGGGCAAGCTGCTCCTCGCGCACGTCCAGCGGCAGCGTGCCGCCCCGGTGCAGGCCGATGATCCGCATGCCCTCCGTGGTGGCCGTCTTCACGGTCACGTACGGCGAAGAAACCCGCCACCAGTATTCGCCGTCCTCCATGTCGTCGGGCTTCCACTCCGCCCGCTTCTCCTTGGTGTCCGCCACAGCGGCACCCCTTCCTTTGGTGTCGGGGCTGCCCGGGGCAGCCAGTGCGCTGGACCTGGCAGCCCGGTCAGGCGGTGAGGATTTCGCAGGCGCTGCCCGGCTCCTGGACAATGGGCACCGTCTTGCGGCGGCCCTGCAAGTCCCAGGCGTCGTTGGCGTCCAGCCGAATCGACTTGATCTGCACGGACAACTGGTCCATGGCGTAGCCCGGCGCGGCGTCCATCTCGTCGGCCATGCCGCCAAGCTGGGTGGAGTCGAGCACGTACGGGTGCGCGGCCACGCTGCTGGGCGAAACGACGATCACCAGGCCCGCGATGATCTCCAGCGTGCCGGTGTAGATGGGGTTGTTCGTGGTCTCACGCCGCAGCGCATTGGTGATGGCCGTGTCGGACATCATGTAGGCGTAGTGCGTGTCATCCACCAGCACGGTGTCTGGGTGGTAGCCCAGGTTCTTGCCGTACACGTGCGCCTTGGCCAGCAGAATGTCCTGGAAGATGGTTCGCGTGGCCGCGCTGGACCAGGCGGCCGTGGCCGTGGTGGTGTCGGTCACCGCCGACGCGATGGCGGACATGGCCTGCCCGTCCACCTGCTGAATGATCGAGTTGACCACCTTGCGCAAGTTGCGGTCCACGGTCTGCCCGGCGTACACGTTGCGGGCAACCTCCTCGTCCGTCAGCCGCACCTTCTGGCCCCACTTGCTAACCGACGCAATGCCGGCGGTGCCGGTGGGCAGGTTGGCAAACGGGTACTCCGCACCGGGCCCCACCGCTTCCACGGTGCGGTCAGTAACGAAGGGCTCGGACAGTTCGTACAGCGCCGCACCGCCGCTGGTGCGGAACCGCTGGGTGAGCAGTTGGTCTGCGACAAACCGCAGGTCGGTGTAGTCGCGGAGCCGCCGCCTGATCTGTGTGGGCGACTGGAGGAACCGGCTAATGGTCTCCAGGTCACCGCTCAGTGTGGGCGGGGGAGCCGGGTAGCTACCTGGCATGGCTTGCTTCCTTTCGTGCGGTGGGCCACCAGCGGCCCCCTGCTTAGTTGGGCCGGCGGCCTAGACGCCGACGAACCGGGCCTTGACGGTGCCCCCGGCGTTGCCGGTGCCGCCCTGGATGCAGATGCCGATGAGGGTGCCGGCGGCGGCCACGGTGGCCAGGGTGCCGGTGTCCACGTTGCCTGCGCTGCCGCTGGCGGCAATGATCGGGTTACCTGCCGCGATCACCACCGTGTTCTTGATCACCAGTTCGTGCACGTTGCCGGGCATCGGCCACACGGTGACCCGGCCACCGGATACGGCGTCGTGCTCAGCCACGCCGATGGGCCGCAGGGTGCCAGCGCTTGGCCCCACCGTGCCGTTGCCGGTGGAGTCCAGTAGCTGGCCGCCCGTGATAGTGGCCGATGCCGTCTGGGTAAACGGCTTGTCCTGGTTGACCGGTGTGTAGTCGGCCATGGTGGCCGTCCTTTCTGCTCAGGTGGTTGCGGGTAAACCGGCGGCCTACCGCCACGGCCTTACCTAGCCGCCATCCACCGGACCTTGGTGTTGTCAGACGCCGTGGTCAGTGCCACGCCGAGGATGGCCCGGGTGCCCACCACGTCCGCTGCCGTGGGCGTGGTGACAGCGGCCAGGGTGCGCACCTGCCGGTTGGCGTTGGTGGCCGTGACCACCTGATCTCCAGCGGTCACGGTGCCATCAGCGGTGGACTCGTGGACGGGGCCGAAGCACCACACGCTGATGCGGGCACCGCTGTTCTGGTCGGACTGTGCAGCGCCCACAATGTTGACCACCGGGGTGGCCGCCGGGGTGAACGGGGCCACGGTGCCGTTGCCCGACACGGCCAGCAGGTCGCCGCCCTTGCAACTGGCAGACAGCGTGAGAGTGATGCATTCGCCCTCGACGCTGACGGGTGTGTAGTCAGGCACCGGGCATCAGTCCTTGGCGAAGATCGCCGTGCGGGTGTACTCCGGTGGGAACAGCCGCTGGTAATCCTCGGCTTCGGCTGCGGCCGTGGGGCCGCCTTCCATGCCGATGTCTGCCGTGGGCACCACACCCGGGGTGAGCCCGGCAAGCACGGCCTCCGTGCCCTCCGGGTCCGCGTCCCAGATGCGCTGCCAGTGCGACACCCGGGCCGCCGGGAACTTCCCAGCGGACACCGCGCCGGCAATGGCGGAGTCGCGGCGTGCCCGCAACTGCTCCGCGCGGGCCAGTTCGCCCTGCTGGATGCGCGCCTGGGTGGCCGCCCACACGTCCTGGTCCACGGCCACGACACCCGGCGGCAGGCTGCCCGCCTTGCTGGCTGCCACCGGCTCCGGGGTGGCATCCGGCTCGGGGGTGCCGCCGTCGCCGCCGCCAGCCGCAGCAGCGGTGGCCTCGGCCAGCTTGGCCGCCATGGCCGCCACGTGCTCGGCGGTCACTTCCTCATCGTCGGCCAGGCCAAGCGCAGCGCGAATGGCGGCCTTCTGCGTGTCGCTGAGTTCCACGTCAGCGGCTCCCTTCCCTGTTGGCCCCGCACTCGCGTGGGCGTGGTCGTGCATGGCCCCACCCGTGTGGGTGTGGCTGTGGTCGTGGGTCTCGTCGCCGCCCTGCGCGCCGAAGGCGCTGTGGGGGTGGGAGTGGGTGCCGTTGTAGGCCCCGTGCGGCCCGCCGGCCTCCACCCCTTCGGTGCTGGCGCTGGCCCCTGGGCCGCTGTAGTCCGGTGGCTCCTGTCCCGCGCTGCGCAGGTGCGCGGCCAGGTGGTTGTACGCCTTGCGGGCGTCCGCCTCCGAGACACCCGCAAGGCCGCCGTGTGCCCCGTTGATAGCGCCAATAGCAGCGGAGCAGCCGTCCGGGTTGGCCTCGCCCACGGTGTGGCTGCTGGCGTCACAGTTGTGGTGCGGCAATTTGCTGTCGGACTTGGTATCAGCAGGCAGCGCGAACATCTTGTTGATGGCGGACTGGCTGGGGTCGGTGCCCATGTTGCCCACCTGGGTGGAGGCGGACCAGGCGGCCAGCACGATGCCCGCCCGGGACTCCTCCGCGCTGGCGAACGCAACCAGGGTGCCGTGCCGCACGCCCGCCAAGGCCGCCACGTCCTCGTACACCACTTCCACCTTGACCGGCGTGCCGAACGTGACTGCACCGTTGCTGATCTTGAAGGGCACGCGGTACACGCATCCCTCCGCGTCGTCGCAGACGATCAGTTGCGTGGGGTCCATCTGTACTTCGGTGATCCAGTACGACATGGGTGCGGCCTGGTAGTACGCCTGCCGCACGTCATCCACCGTGATGGCTGCGGCTGCGCTGGCGTCCTTGGGCATCGCTCCTCCTGCTGCTGTCTGCCAGGTGGCCGCCACTTCCCGGGCAGCCGCCGCCACCCCATACAGGGCGGCCACGTCTTGGATGTCGCTAAGCACCCCCACGCCGGGCGGCGACACGCCCAGCAGCGCCAGGCCGGTAATGACAAACGGGTGAGTGTGCCCTATCTGGCACTGGAAACCCCACGCGCCCTCCACGCTGCGCTGCGGATATGCGGATTCCATGATCACGCCCAGCCACCCGGGCATGCCCGCCAGGTCACCCGTCACCTTGCTGCCGTCATCGGCCAGGGCCAGATTCCGCACCCGCCCGATGCTCGGCTGCCCGTCGCCGTTAAACCGCTTGTCGGTGTGGCCCAGCTTGATCACCGGAGCGCCCACGGCGGGGCACTGCGCCGCGTCCACCGCATCCGCCAAATCCTGGGTGGTGAACGTGGTAAGCCCCGTGGACAGGTCCCACGTGCCTGCGGCCACCAGGTCAACGTGGGGGATCGTAACCAGCGCGGGCACGGTCACCTGGACTGGCGCTGCCGCGTGCGGCTCGTTGGCATACAGCGCGGCCATGTGTGCGTTGGCTTCGGCCTTGGTGGCGTGGCAGCCACCGGGCACCACCTGCCCAGAGGCGTCCAGGATCACCCCCCACGGCCGGCTGGCCGGGCACTGGGCGGTCTTGGCCACATGCCAGGGCATCAGCCCTCACCGCCCCACATGCCGTACACCGCGCCACGGCAGCGCATGCCGCCCTCACACAGCAGGTAGCCGCCGTTCGGGTAGGAGGCCTCCGCGTCGGCCAGGGTGGGGAACTCGGTGCCGTCGATGTCGCTGCACGGGATGCACGTGTTGTCGTCCTCGATCTCGCTGGACATGTACACCGCGCTGGGCGGCCCGGCCAGGAATGCCGCAGCACGGCCCATGTTCTGCCCGGCGGTGAGCGCAGCGCCAAGCTGGTCAACCACTGGGTTTTCGCTGAGCAGCGCCAGCCACCCGGCCAAGTCGTCGCCCGCGTCCGCTGCCTGCTCCGCTGGCGTCTTAGGCCCAGGCCCCAGCGGCGGGGCAGCGGCAGCCACCCGCTGGAGCACCCGCGTGCCCGCCAAGGCCGACAGCCGCGCTCCGATCAACTGGGCACGCGCGCTGGCCACCCGGCCCAGCCGCCCCGCGTCGATCTTCACCCGGTCGGGGTCGATGGTGACGCCCTGGTGCGCGGCCTCCATCACCACACCCAGCGCGCCCAGGGTGGCCACCTGCTGCATGGCGGCGAGGATGACGGCCTGCCCGTCGCCGGTAGCCACGGCAAGGCCGCCCAGCTTCCCCGTCTGCCCGGCGGCCACCGCCTGCACCGCCGCATCCACCAGGGCCGCCCGCTGCGCAGCCACGATGGGCCGGTATGACAGCACCAGCGTTTCCCGCGCGGTCAGCCACTCCTGCTGCCGCTGCGCCGGGTTAAACCCAGCGGCCACTTCCCGCGTCGTCATCTGCCGGTGGAACTGACCGGGCAGCGCAGCCGCCAGCGCACGGCCACGCCGCCCGGTGCCACGCCGCCGGGCGGTAGCGGCCTGCCTGGTAACCGGGGCAGGCGGGCCGGCCTGCCCCGGCGGCGGTGGGGTCGTGCCGGGGGCGGGCAGCGGCAGCACGTCGGGGGCTGGCGCAGGCAGACCTTCCCCGGTGCCCGGTACTGGCCCGGCAGGCGCACCTGGGGCCGGGATGCCACGGCTCATGGGCTCCCAAGGCGTTTCGCACTCGGGCAGCTTCCACGTGTCGCGTATCCACCGGTCCAGTGCCGGGTCCGGTACCAGCGCGCCTGCCTGCGTCAGCCGGTACAGCGCCTCGGCGGTCACCTCGTAGTTGGAGCCGATGTCGCCGCACACGATCCTGGGGGCCGGTTCGTCCTCGCCCCAGTTCTGGTCCACCAGGTCCGTGATGATCCCCGGCATGCCGTCCTGGCCGCTGGTGGCCGTGTCGGCCAGGTCGTCCGCCTCGGCTTGCAAGCTGAGCAGGAACAGGTCCAGGAAGCTCTCACCCAAGGCGCGGCTGCCGTGCTCGGACTGGCCAAGCTCAATCAGCCCCTCCAGGGCCATCTTGGCCATGGCCCCGTCCAGGTATTTGAGGAACGCCAGCGCATCCGGCACGCTGCCTGACAGGCCGGCCAGCTTGAAGGCGTACCCCTGCGGCAGCCCCACCCCGGACTGGTCACCCACCCGCATGGCGCTGGCCATCTGCTGTGCCTGGGACACCTGGGTGGCGGTGCCGCCCGGCGGGGCCTCCACCGTTGGCACGCCCATGCCGAACCGGCGAATGCTGGTGGCGTGCACCCGCTGTACTTCGTGCTTGAGCAGCCATGCGCCGAACAGCGGCCGTAGCAGGCTGATGCCTGACCAGTTGGCCCCTTCCAACTGGTGCACGTACCAGATCAGCCGGTTAGCCGGTATCGGCTCCCGCTGGGTGGTCTGCACGATGTGGTCAATGGTGTTGTCCGGGTTCAGCATGATCTGGGCCAGGGTCCACGGCATGCGCGCACCCAGGTGGTCCAGGTGCACGCCGCCCGGCCTTGGCTCCTCGATTCGGTACCGCAACTCAAACGGCATGTGGCCGTACACCAGCCGGTGGTATGCCGCGTCGCGCAGGTGCCGCCGCCAGTTGATCCCCCGCCGCCGGGCTGGCCCCGGGTGCGGGTCGTCGCCCAGGATCGGCAGCCCCATGTCGTCGGCCACGTGCTGGGCTACCTCGTCGCGGCAGCCCTCCGGGTCCACCCACCACTGGGCGCGCAGGATCGGCAGCAGGTAACCGTACAAGATGGCGCGTATCTGCGGGTCCTGCCGCATCCGGCCGTAGGTGATCACCGACTGCGGCCAGACCAGGTCCGCCGTGGTTTCCCACCAGTCGGTCAGCAGCCCCTGCCCGAACGTGCCCCAGTACAGGTCCGTGCTGCCGATGTCATGCGTGGGCGGGGTGCCGGGCAGGCCGTTGGCCAAGTTGGTGGCGGCGGCGAAGTTGCCTGCCGGTTGCAACGCTCGCGCCACCATGGCCGTGCCGGGTTCCCCTCAGCGTGTGCGGCTGTGTACGGCCGCCGCCCGGGGGCGGTTTCCATGGTGGCCTTCTGGCGGGCAGCATACACGCCAGGCCACGGGCGGTTACAGTCACCCGCCGTAGCGGCGTGCCGCAGGCATGAGGCGGCCCCGCCAGGCGCGTGGGGGGACGCGGGCGGGGCCGTCTCTGGGGCCGGGCCACGCCAGCGGTTGGGGCGGGGGCGGGGCCCGTTCTATAGGTGGCCGCGTGCCCGGGGCCGCTGGCGGGGGGATGGTTAGGCGGCTAGGCCAGTCCTATGCACGCCCCGCCAGCAAGCCCCGGGCATTCGGGCACCAGTGAACCACAGTGGGGTGTGTGTACGCTAGCCGCATGGCTAGTCACCCGCCCGTGGTAGTTGTCACCGCTGGGTTGCATAATCCGTGGACTTTGGGCAGCGATCCGGCCAGGGAATACCAGGGGCGTGCCAGCTACGAACGCGGCCAGGATGCAGCTAGTGCGGTGAACCGTGCCGCCTACGCGCGCCGTCGTGCCGCCGCAGGCGCACCTACCCCCCGGCATCGCACCGGGCCGCCGCCCAGGATCGGCGGCCCCACCCTGTAAACGCAACAGCCCCCGGCCTGCTTGGGGGAGCAATGGGACAGCGGGACCAGGGGCTGTGCGCCCGCCAGCCTAAGCTGGCGGGGGAACTGCCTGCGCGGCCAGCATAACCCGGCAGGGTTGACGGCGGGCATCCCCAGCAGCGACGCTCAATACCAGCACCCACTGGGGAAACGGAGAACGCCATGGACCCCACGGCTATGCACTACTGGGGCGGCCCGTCCGCCATGTTCCACCACGGCATCAAGGCCCTCGCCGTCTTCGGCGCGGCAGCGCCCGGCGTGGCCGCAGTGCTGCTCGCGCTGGTCATCGTCGCCGCAGGTGCCGCCGGGGTGGCGCTGACACGCCGCTAACCCAGCGGCATATTCATCAGGTCAAGCTCCTGGTGGCCGTTGCCGGTGGCGGCCTGATGCGCTGCCGCTATGGCCTGTTCCGCAGAACTGGGCCGCGCCCGCTCCTGCTCCCGCGCCCCGGCGGGCACCCACTCATGGCTGCGCACCCGGGCGGCGTATGAGAACGTGTCCACCTGGTCATCGTGGGTGCCCCGGGGGAAGGCCGCCAGTTCGTCGCACCACTCATCCAGCCACACCCCGCCGGGACAGTTACCGCAAGGGCACCCGGCGGTCTCGGCAGGCCACCACACCTTGCCCGCCTGCAAGTGCCCAGCAGCGGGCACCGCCCTGGTTACTTTGTCGGTGTCCGCGATCAGCGGGGCAACCGGCACGCCAGCGTCGCGGGCGTCTTGCACCACGGTGGTGGACCACCAGGACTTCTCCACATACAGCGTGTCAAACCCCCACCGGGTGGCAAGGCCGCGCACCATGGCGAAGTGGTTGTGGTCGGCCACCCGGTTGCGCCACCGGTCCAGCAGGATCAGGTCACCCTCCACCGTGACCGCCCACACGGCTACCACCGTGAAGTCCGCCCCGGTCCTGGTGGAGGCGGCCACGTCCATGGTGGCGAACCGCCACGTATCCGCCATGGTGACTAGGCGGCCCTCGCATACGATCCGCTCCCGGCCATCAGGCCAGGGCTTGGTGGGCCGCCAGTAGCGGAACGTCGGCCTGCGGAAAAAGTTGCCCTCAGCGGCCGTGGGCGTCTGCTGGTACACCCCGGCGAACACGTACTGCGACATGCCCTGCTGGAGGTTATAGAAGTAGCCGGGCTCCCTGCCGCGTACGCTGACCAGTTCGGTGCCCGGTGCGCGGCCCAGCGGGTCATCGTCGCCAGCGATGGCCGGTATCGTCAGCCGCCGCCACCGCAGCGGCCCAGGCCGGGAGAAGATACGCCCGGCCAAGTCGTCCTCATGCCACCGCGTCTGGATCAGCACCACCCGCGCGCCGGGGGCCAGCCGGGTGAGCGCCACGGATTCCCACCAGTCCCACGCGGTGTCCCGTAGCTTCTCAGACTCAGCGGCGGCCCGGTCCTTCACCGGGTCATCCACTATCAGCACGTCCACCGGCCGCCCGGTCAGCGCCCCGCCGATGCCGACGCAATACACCCCGCCGCCCGCCGGCGTCTCCCACCTGGAGGCGGCCATGCTGTCGCGGCGCACGTCAATGTGCAGCTTGCCGCAGCCGCCGCCGCACACGTGCCCGGCCTTGGCCTGCCCGCACGCCTCCTGGCGGATGTCCTGCTTGATGTCGCGGCCCCACCGGGTGGCCAGGTCCATTTCGTAGGAGACGATGGCCACCCGCAGCGCCGGGTTGTGGTCCAGCAGCCACTCCACGAACCGGCGGGACACCCGCTGGGACTTGCCTTCCTGCGGCGGCATGAACACCGCCAAGGCGTTGTCCGGGCTGTCCTCCGCCATCAGGTCCACCAGGCAGGTATCCACCAAGTCCAGGGCGTCGCTGCTGCCCACGGTGGTGTCCAGCGCCACCGCCAGCGCCCCCGGCGTCTCATACCGGCGGGGCCGTACCTCCCACTGCCGTGCCGCCCACTCCTGCCACGGCACGGTTGGCGGCCGTGCGGTCAAGGCGCGGTGCCCCTGGTATCACCGACCCGGACCCGGCCCGAGCGGATCACCGGCATTTCCGGCGGGGCGTGCACCCGCACCCACGCCATGTACAGTGCCGCCGGGTAATCCCCCGCCGTCACCAGCAGCCGGGCAGCCGGGCGGGTGGTAGCCGGGTCGGCCACGAACGTGGCGGCCTTCCAGTCGCCGCTGGCTGGCTCGGCGGTCTCGCTGACAAACGCCACGTCCACCGCAAACCCCATGAGGGTGGCCGGGTCCACCCCGGCGGCTGTTACGGGAATGTACACGTAGCCGGTCCAGGTGGCAGGAATGTCCACGGGCTCCCCCGTTTCATGTGTGCGGCGGCAGCGCGGCCCACGCCTGGTGCGGTGGGCCGCCGGGTTCCATCGCCGCGATGGGCGGCGGCGGCGGCTGCTGGCCGAACAGCAGCAGCGTCATGGTGTGATCCTAGAATGCCCCGGGCGGGCGGCCCAGCCGCCGTGCGGCTCCCCCCCAGCCCACGCCGCGCTGCCGTCGAGCGCAGCCCATGCCTGGTGCACGTTACCGGCCCGGACGTAGGCCGGCGGGTGGGCCGCCAGCGCGCCACCGCTGGCTTGCAGGACGGCAAGCACGGCCAGGGTGGCCGTGGTGCGGAACGTCTGCACCCCGCTGGCGTTGACGGCGGCCAAGGCGGCCAGCAGTGCCGTAGCGGCCTCACCTGCCACCGGGGCGGGCAGCGCCGCAGCGGCGGCCAGCACCGCCGCAGCGCCTTGCGTGGCCACGACCAGGCCCATGCTCGTGGTGCCCACCAGGCTGGCCGCACCGGTCGCCCCGGTGCCGGCCTGCACCACGGCCGCCGCCGCCAAGGTGGCGATGGCCTGCTGCACGGCTGTGTCGGTGATGGTGGCCTGCGCGGCCAGCGTGGCCACCGCCAACTGCCGCGCCAAAGCGGACACGGTGAACGCGCCGGCCAGGGTGGCCACCGCCAGTTGCACGGCTACGTCGCTGACTGCTACCTGGCTGGTTAGGGTGGCCACCGCCCGCTGCACCACGTCCGGGGCGGCGATGCTGCCCCCAGCAGTCAGCGTCGCCGGGGCGTCCAGCGTGGCGGCGTCGGTAATCGCCACGAGCGCGGCCAGGGTGGCGGCGGTGTCAACCTGGGTGCTGGCCGGGGCCGGAATGGCCACGCCGGCGGCCAGCGTGGCGGTGGCCTGCTGCACCACCAGCGGGGCCGGGATGCTGAGCGCGGCGGCCAAGGTGGCAGGGGCCAGTTGCACGGCCGCTGGCGCGGCCATCGTCCCGCCGGCCAGCAGCGTGGCCGGTGCGTCCATCGTCGCGGCGTCGGTGATGGCCACCAGCGGCAGCAGGGTAGCTGGGGCCAACTCCACCGCCGCCGGGGCAGTGATGCTCAGCGCGGCGGTGAGCGTGGCCACCCCGGCGGACGGGCCGCCGCCAGCGGTGACCGGAGCCGTCCACACCCCCACGTACCCGTTGCCGACAGGGTTCTGCTTGACCTGCTCCGTCCACGTCAGCCCGGTGGTGTCGGATACGGCCATGGTGGTGACGCTGCCCGCGCCGTCAGAGGAGATGATGGCCACCAGCAGCGAGCCCAGCGGCGGGGTAAACACCTCGGTTTGGACGGTGGTGGCTGTGAGAGTGACCGCCGGGGCCGGTGCGCTGCCCTCCTCGGTGAGCGCCCCGGCTGTCTTCACTTCCAGCGCGGCCACGCCGGGGCCAAAGTTGCAGCCCACCGTTGTAGCACCGGGCGTACCGGTCAGCGCCGTAGTTTTCCACGCGGTGTAGTCCGCCAACAGGGTGGTGTCCTGCACGTCGTCTATCAGCGTGGTGCCTGAGACGGGCGTGTTGGCTGTGCCGCTGGCCCTGATTGTCGCGCCGTACACCCGCGAACCGGTCTGGGTGGTCGTGATCGACACCGACGACGCAGCCGCCGCCGCCGTTGCGCCGATGGGGGAGGCTGCCTGCTGGGTGAGCACCATCACCCGCAGCAACAGCCCGTTCGCGGTGCTGCCGCCCTGGGTGGCGGTCACCTGGGTTGGCGCGGCCTTGGCCGGGGGAATGCCGGCCAAAGCGATGGCCACGCCGCCGTTGGTGTGCCCAGAGGCCAGGGTGCCGTTCATGCTGCCGCTGGCACCGTTGGCGGCCTGCTCCTTGTCCGCCATCAGCAGGCCCACGTTGGTGCCACTGGAGGACGTGGTGTTGGACTGGGTTATCTCGGCGGTGAACCCGGACGGCGCGGTCACCGCCGCCGGGGTGGCACCACCACCTCCACCGCCGAACCCGAACCAAACCAGCGTCGAGTTCGGCTTTGTGGTGACCAGGCCATTGACCGTGATCGTCGTGGAGGACGGATTGATCTTGCCCGAGCTATCCGGGTAGGGGTCAAAGCTGCCAACGTTGCCGTAGGCGGCAGCCACGCACGCGGTCAGGTGGGAGCCGGATTCGGTGACCGTGTAGGCGGTAGACGCGGCACAGTTGGTCACGTCTTGCGCATCAGCCCACTTCCACAGCAACTGGCACACGCCGGTAAGCACCCCATCACCGCCCACCGGCACCTGGGTGAACGCTGCCCCCGACACCGGGGCGGTGCACGTCCAGGTGGTCAGCACCGATGATTCCTGCGCCGAGTAGATCAGCAGCAGGTCGCCCAGTTGCACGGCGGTGGGGAACGTGACGTTGATGGTGGTCGTGGCGGCGGCACCGGAGTTGAACCCGGTTGCGCCGCGCAGCACCGGCAGGCCGCCGCCTTGGGCTTGCCAGGGGAACGGCACCCGGTGGGTGCGGGTGAACCGCTGCCGTCTGCTTACCTGGGTGACCGTGGGCACACCGGCCTCCCGGCTAGGACTCTACGTACAGCTTCAAGCCCTGCAAGTTGGTCAGGTTCGCCGCGTTGCTGGCCGAGCACGCCGCAGACAGGAACAGGTAGTACTGCTGGGTCACGTCCAGGGTGGTGGATGTGGGGGCGGTGCCGGCCGCCGGGATGGTGTTGAGCGAGGAGAACGCCGAACCGCTGATCGTGCCCCCGGTCACCACTGTGATGGTGGGCGTGCCCGGCACCGGCCCGGTGCGCAGCCAGATGTCAATGTCAAACTGCACCACGCCCAGCGTGATCCCAGACACGCACGTGCAGGCCGTGGACGCGCCGAGCAGCACACCGCCCGCTGACCAGGTGGAGGACGTGAGAGCCCGCAGCGAATAGGTGAACGTGGGCGTGGTCGCGGACACCGCCCCCGCCTGGCCAAGGCCGCGCAACTTCATAGTCGATGTCTGGTCACCCAGCTTGCCCAGCACCTGCCCGAGGTCGGGCAGCTTGAGCAGCGGCATGCCCTTCATCAAGTTGTCCTCGGTGGTGAACGTGGCCAAGTTGGTGGAGGCCACCGCAGAGGAGTAGTAGACGACCGGGACCGGGCTAAGCAGGCTGCCCACGGGTCACGACCCCTGGCAGGAGATGGCGTCCAGCGCCACCTGGAAGGTATTGCCGTTGGCCACCACCACGGGGGCACCATTCCAGTTGCCATACATGGTGCGGATCGGGCTGCCTGCGCCGTCGTTCACGTCCAGAGATTGTATGGACCAGTTGCCGCCGCTGCCGTTGGTCCACGACAGCACCGCCGTATGCGGCACCGTGGTGACGCTGGGGCTGGCCGTGGTCGCGGTGGTGAAGAACGGCGCGGTGCTGGTCTGGCCGCCTGCGGTGTACCCGGAGCCGGTAATCTCCGTGCCTGCCGCGCTGGCCGTGGCGGTGCCGCTGTCCAGTCGGATGCGGAACCCGGTGGTGAGCGCGGCAGGGGCGGTGGACGTGGTGAGGTACGTCACCACCTTCTGCGCCTGCGTCTGGTCCAGCGCCGCGCCCAGCAGCACCCAGGACCAGAGCAGCGTGGCCCAGGTGGCCAGCCACAGCCGCCTCATGTCGCCACCGGCCGCAGCACTGCCGTGCCTACCCCGGCTGTGATGATGACCGGGTGGCACACCGTGCAGTCCTTCAGGTCCACGTGGCAGTGCCCACCGGGACAGCTACGCGGCGGCTCCTCCAGCAGCATGGCCGCGTGCTGCCAGGAGCCCCCCGCCGCCACGTGCCGTTCGTGCGCTGCCGCCATGGCCGTGTGGTGCGCCTTGGCGGCTTCATGCAATGCGCAGGCATCCGGCACCGGGCAGTCGCCGTGCCCGCCGGGGCAGGCGTTGGCCGTAGCCTCATGGTCGTGGGGCTCCTGGCAGCACCCCGCCTCGGGCGGGCACGCCAGGTTGGACGTCAAGTTGTTCAACTGGCACCGCTCGTGGTGCGCGCCCGCCGCCGCCGCGTCATGCCCCACCTGCTCACAGGCACACGCAACGACCGTGGACATGCCCGACTGCGGACAGGTCACGGTGTACATGGGCGGATCGTATCGCCCGCCGCCCAGTCACACGTCAGCACCACGCCGCCCGCCATAAGCCAGCAGCGAGCACGTGAGGCTGGGCGTCGTCCCGGTCACCACCCACGACACCTGATAGGACCGGCCATACAACGGGTCCACCGTGGACACCAGCGGCACCGCGTTGGTGGCCGTCAGCCCGGTGGCGTTGAAGATCGGATCACTGGCCGGGTTGGCCGCAAAGTACGTGCCGTCCGCCGGGGACTCCTCGCTTAGCGTAAACACCACCTTGGGCGTGCCGCTGCCACTGATCGCGGACACGATCAGGTAGAACCGGGCAAAATCCCAGTTGCCCAGTTCCTTAAGCTCCCGGCTCTGCCCGGAGGCGGTCAGCGGGTTGGCCGTCACCTGAGACAGCCCCGTCACTGACACCAGTTGCAGGCAGTTGACCGGCCGCCGCGCCATCCTAGGGCTCCACCGTGCCCACCCACCGGGCTGTATTCCAATACCGGCGGGTGGCGGACTGGGCCATGGCAAGCTCCACAGAGAAGTGCATCATCTTGGCCCCCGAATCCGGGGTGATCGAATACATCGGCACCCCCGCCATCGACGTGTACACCTGCTCGTTGAACTGGATAGACACGTACTGGCCCGTGGCGAAGTCACACACGATTTTGGCGTAATGCCAGCCACCCGCCGCATCCCACGAGCCCGCCGCCGGATCGTAGGAGTGCTGGTTGAACGCGGCCCGGGTGAGGAACGCGAACGGCACCCACTTAAACCCCACCGGGGTGCCCGGCGTCACATACCACAGCAACTGATTGTCGTTGTTCCACCCCGGGCTGGGGTTCATCCCCACAGCCGTCTGGATCATCATGCGGCCCAGCACGGCAGCGGTGCCGTTCCGGTTGTACAGCGACACGCACACCACGCTGGTGAAGCTGGTAGCGGCTGACTTGGAGGTGGGCCGCAGCCACACCGCGTGCCCGAACCGCCCAGAGAACTGGTCACAGATGCGCCGCTTAGCCACCACCCCGCTGGTCAGCGGAGACCCGGTGCCATTCGGATTCGGGTTACACGCCGCCATCACCGCCGTGCCCTGGTTGGCCGTGGTCACCGACGTGCCCGGCGCACCCGGCAGCCCCGCCAAGCCCACCCCGCTGAATGTGACCGTCCACGCCCCCGAACCGCCGCTAATCACCGCGCTGGCATAGGTGAGCACGTAGCTGTTGCCATCGGTAGTAGGCCACGACGCCGACGACGACGGCGTGTTGAGCACGATGTACCCGCCGCCCGTGTCCACCGCCGGGCTGCCCGCCTGGGTGGTGGTGCCCACCAGGGTGCCGCTGCCGCCCACCGTGTAGGTGGCCGCGCTGCCACCCAGGGTCAACTGCTGGTTGCCGCCTGTCGCGCTGGACGTGGAGGAGTTCCCCTGCGGGTCCAGCCGCAGCGACGGCAGCCCGTTGAACATCACCTCCGGGTCCACGTGCGCCGACCCGCAGCCGTCGTTGTACACCCCCGTGGCACCGCCCCTGAAGTCCTCAACGAACAGCACCCGGCCGCTGTGTGACCGGTCAGGCGGTGGCAGCGCCGGCTCCGCGAGGTGCCGCACCACCAGGCCGGCCGTGGCGTCGGTGAGCACCTTGGCGGTGACCGGGGCGAGCCCGGCGGCCGTGGCCGGGTCCGCGATGACTACCCGCTGCCGCTGCACGTCCTGGCCGGCCACCACCAGGTCCGAGGTATCCACCAGGGCGCTGCCAGTGTCCTGGACGTGTACCGCATTGTCGCCTGCCACGCGGGCAGCGTATCCCCTTGCCAGCCGGCGGGGTGGCTAGCCCCGCCGGCGTCGCCAAGACAGGCGCAGCAGTCACAGGGTAACCCAGGCGGCCCGCATTGCCCCGCCAGCGCGGCCCCACGCGCGCCTGTCAGCCGCCCAGCCGCAGGTCCATGCCCTGGTGTGGGGACAGCCGCCCAGCCCCGCAGAGGGCCGCACAGCGGTACCCCGTTGGTTTACCGGCGGCGGCCTTGTCAGCGCACATGCCAGCGGCCCGCACCCTTCCCCTGAATGCGGGCCGCTGGCGGCTGGGGGGGGCTAGTCGTTGTAAATCCGCACACCGAAGTCACGGCTGCGGCCATCAGCGGGCACCAGGTCCTGGTACAGCAGGTCGCCGTCGCCGTCGCGCTGCTCGTGGTTGACGACCATGACCACCTGGCCACGGCCCCCGTACTGGCTGACCAGGGTGAGGCCCACGTCGCAGGCGTTGTCATAGACGCGGCCCAGCGGGCCTATGTCGCTGGCGTCCAGCAAGAAGTGGCGGGTGGCACTGTCCCAGTGCGCGCGGGTGGCGTGGACGTGGGGGCTTGGGTGCAAGATCATGGCGTGTTCCTCTCCAGGGTGGTCAACCGGCCAGGGCCGGGTCTTGCACGGCGGTGATGCCCTTGGCCCGGGTGGCGACGCACGCGGGCCGCTGGCACGGCGGGTGGCAGGGGCAATGGCAGATGATGCCGTGCTCCCCGGCCACTTCCGCCAGGGTGTCCAGCCACGCGGTGCAGGCGGCACCGTGCTGGCCGGTCTTGCAGGCGTAGCTGGTGATGAACACCTGCGCGCGGGTCTGGTGGGCGGCCATGGCTAACGCTCCAGCCACAGCGCCAGCAGCCCGTCCGGCAGGCTGGCCTCAGCGGCAGCCGCGCAGCATGCCCGGACGGTGCCCGTCTGCCTGGTCTCGCCGTGGGCCATGGTGCCCACCGCCCACGTGGACAGGCCGCCCGCGTAGGCCCCTGAGCAGGTGGGCTCGTTACAGCACCCGGTGTAACCCTGGTCGGTGCCCGGGTTGCGGGTGCCGCACTGCGAGCAGTGCACGGGGCCGAGAACCGCTGGCCGGTAAGTGACGTGTGCCATTGTGTGCTCCTCTCCACTACCAAATATAAGGCACACACGTGTACCGCACAATCCGGACGGGGTAACTCGCTGCGTTCTGGATGCTTCGCACGGTGGCGAGCCGCCGCCAGCGCCTTGGCCTCAGCCACCAGCCGCTCCACTTCCGCCTCCCGCGCATGGTGCGGCCTGTTGTGCGCGTCATAGGTGTGGCCCAGGTCAGGCACCCCCGTGCGGCCGTCCCCCGCCTCCACCGTGGCCAGCAGCCCCCGGTGCCGGTACACCACGTAACTGGGCGTGGCCGACTGGGCCTGCCCCGCGCTGTTACGCTGCACCGCCTGCGGGTTCCCCTCGCCCCTCCCCGGCAGGCCGCTCATGGCGCGCGATGCTGCCCCGGGCCACGGCCGTTACGGCCACGCGGGCCAGTCAACGCCGGCAACGCCTCCGTAGCCTCCGCCACGGCGGGCAGGCTGCCCGTGGCCGCATCTGCCGGGTGCACGCTGGCCGTGTACGCCGGCAGCGGTTCCTCCTCGTGCGCCACCACCGGTTCATCCTCCGCCCCGTACCAGCCGAACGCCGGCCCGCCCCCCGGCCCGTACGCGGGCTCCACGCCCCTGGGCAAGCTAGGCATACCCGGGTCGTTACGCCGCCAGTCCGCCGCCGCCATCGTCGTGGTGGTCGTCCCCACCGGCCGGTGCACCACCACCGACGCGAGGACCAGCGCCCCGTCCACCGCCTCCTCCCGCGCCCGCCGCCGCCACCACCGCCTGGGCAGCAGCCGCACCACCGTGGCCTTCACGTACTGGGTGCCGTCATCCCCCGCCGCCATGGCCATATCCGCCAGGCCCCGCAGCCCGTCCGTGGTCACGTACTCGTCGTTGCCCTGCGGGGCCACGAACACTTCCTGCCCTAGCTGGGCTCCCATCGCTCCTCCTCCGTGGTGGTGGTCCATGGCGGCATCGGCTCCCGGCGGCCTGCCCACCGCCACAACGTGGCCCGCCTGCGGCCCACCTGGCCGAACCGTTCCGCGCGCACCTGGCCCGCCAGCAGCAGGCGGCCAAGGCTGCCATACACCTGGCTATAGGACACCACGTGCTGGCAGCCGCCGTGGGGGAACCCGTTACACGGCCCCCACACCGACAAGAACACTGCTGGCGTTTCCACCGGCCCCAAGTCCCGCACCACGGCGGCCACCTGGTCATCGAGCGCCACCAGGTACGGCCGCGTCATCCCCAGCCCACCTGCTCCAGCCACGCCGCCCACACCAAGGCCGTGACGCCGCGCTTAGGGTCGGGCAAGTCATCCACCGGCCCCAGGTCAATCCACCCCGGGTACCGCACGTCATCCGGCGTGCCCAAGGGCGCGGCGAACAGGTGACCCCGGCACGCCTGGCCGCGCAGCGCGATGTGCCCGCCGGGCTGGCCGCGCTGGCTGGGCAGCACCATGTGCGCCGGGGCAGCGGCCTGCCACTGCTCCGCTGGTATGCGTAGCTCAGCCAGCTTGCACACCCAACTCACCCTCACCCACCGGTTCGCCGTCCTCCAGCAGCCGCCACCGCAGCCCCCAGCCGTCGCGCACGTGCACGCCTATGGACCGGTACGCTAGCCCCTCCCCCGGCTGCGCGGGGGGATGCGGCACCACTTCGGGGCGGCCACGCTGCCGCGCTGACAGGGCCACCATGACCGGTGCGCCGCACTCCAGCACCAGCACTTTGGGCGGCTCCGGTAGCTCCCGCCGTATGCGGGCGGCCAAGGCGGCCAACTCAGCCAGGCCCAGCGGCACCGGAGGCGGCGGCGGCAAGGCTGCCAGGCCACGTGCGTTGATGGGGTGGCCTTCGCCCCGGTCAATGCTCACGCCTGATCGCCTTCCCTAGTTGACCGGTAGCCCACCCACATGGCCCACACGATAGCCCCCGCCACGCCCAGGAACAGGATGCCCGCCGCCGCCGCGCAGAACCACAGCCCATGCAGCAAGCACAGCACCGCCACGGCCGCCAGCACGGCCGCCAGCATGAACCACGCCCACACCGGCATTACGGGTGGCTCTTTGGTGTCCAGTACACCGGGCTGCCGCCGTCCGTCCAGCCCAGCCGCTGCCAGCCGCCCGGCGGCATGTGCTCGTCCACAAGCACCGCGTCAGGGTGCAGGCCACGCCGCCCGCGTGGCTCGCTGCCCAGTTCCACCGGGTGCCGTGTCGCCGCCGTATGCCGCAGCGCCCACACCGCCCGCGCGTTCCGCTTAGAGAACGGCTGCGGCAGCCCGGTGTACTGGCACGTAGCCAGATACCACCGCAGCCGCCGTGGCCGACTCCTATGCCGCATCGGCGTGCCGCCCTGCCAGCGGCCCCGCAACCGGGCCAGCCCATGCTGCCCGTGCCTGCGGCGGCGGCTCACCTGGCACCACCGCCCGGCGGCTCGTTGGGCACCAGACGGCCCTGGAGCAGCACCGCTTCCGCTTCGTCCACCAGCACCACGACACGGCCCGGCGGCTGCGCCATCCAATACTGAGCACGGGCCGCCGCCGTCACCATGGCATGCACAAAGTCCACCGCCGCCCCCGGCGGGGCCGTCACCATGGGCACCGGCGCAGCCTTGCGCGCAGCCGGTGGCAGCCGGTCCATCGGCGGCACAGATGGCGGTGCGCTGGACCAGTTGGCCCGCCGCATCCGCTCCGCCTGCACCGCTACTTGCTCCTGCGCCAGCGCGGCCACCAGTTCCGCGTCCAGCCGCCGCCGCACCCTCCGGTGCCACAGCGCCACCACCGTGTTAGCCATCGCCCCCAGCACACACACATTCATCAGCCACACAAACCAATGCGGCACCTGCCCGTACCCCGGCCACACCGCATACGACAACACCACCAGCAGGCAGAACCCCAGCACGCACCGCCTAGCCGCCCCAGCACACCCGCCCATCGCTCGCCCCTTCCGCTCACCCATGCCACTTACCGTAACGGGCGGCCCCGTCACCAGGCCGGTGCACTGGTAGACGAGGCCGCCGCGTGTCACGCGCCTTGGCTAGCAGGTCCCCACCACCGGGAACTTGGTAATCACCAGTTGCTTGCTGGAGTTGTACCCGGCCCACCCGGCACAGTTGGGCTTGGCCAGCGGGTTGATCCACGTGGGCTGGTACACCACCGACGCCAGCCCGGCGGACTTAGGGCCATACCTGGGCACGCCATCGTTCCACTCCGCGATCACCGACACGTACGCGATGCACTTATGCGTCCAGGACGCTATGGCGTTGCCCACGCCCCGCCGCACCCCGATGTCCCGCGTGCACCGCCGCTGGCCGGCGGCCTCGGCGGCCAGCCGCACTTGCCGCTGCCCAGGCGTGAACAAGAACCCCTCCACCACGCTGCCCCGGTGGATGGTGAACGTGGACTGGCCATCCAGCACCAGGTTCCACCGCATGCCCGCCGGGGGCTGTTTCAGCGCATAGCACACCACGCCCCGCCGGTTAACGTCACCCGCCGTCCACAGCACCCGCTGGCAGCCCGGGGCCAGCGTTGCCCGTGGTACCGGCTGGCCGCCGCCCGTGGCGGCATTCGCCGCCGCCGCCAGCAGCGCCACGTACGCCACAGCGGCCACCGTCAGGCCGCCTGCCAGCGCCGCCGCCACCCTGAAACATCCGCGTAGCCAACGCCTAGTCATCTGCTGCTCCCATCTGTCTGCCCGGGACGGGTAGCCCCGGGGTTTACCAGTCCCGGCGGCACGCCCCGCCGGTAGCCCAGCCGCGCCAACGCGGCGGCTAGCTGGTCCAAGGTCGGCACGCTGGCGTACAGCACGCCGCTGGCCCCCGGCACCCGGTAGCGGATCACCAGGCACGGCAGCGGGCACACGTAGTGGCCGCCTTGGCGGTCCCTGTAGTAGCCCACCCACCAATCCCTGGTGTCCAGGTACACGCTGGTGCTGTCCAGATGCGTGCGGATCGCTTCAGCCGTGGTGGCCGCCAGGACTGCCCACCCATGGCCAGTCATTCCGGCCGGCCCATCGCCGCCAGCAACTGGCGGCGGCACGCCCGCAGCAGGTCCGCATAATCGCTGTCCCCGCGCCGGTCAGCCGCCGCCGCCCAGGTAGCCGCCAAGTCCAGCAGCGGCTGCGCCCGCACGGGGGCCGGGTCCTGGGCATTGAACTGGGCCACGTCCCGGCTGGCTACCAGCTTGCCCCACGGGGTGCCCGCCGCGTCCAGCAGCGACACCGGCACCGGCTGCTCCTCCGTGGTGGGCTGCCAGTACGCCGGGCCGTACGCCGCCCAGCCCTGCGCCCGGTTGGCGTCCGTCATCCGCTCAGCAGTCGCCCAGTCCACGTACACGAACCCGTACCAGCCGTGGCCGGCCAGGTCCGGGCCGCAGCACAACCCGAGCAGCGCGCCCACCTGGACCCGTTCGTGCGCGTGCAAGGCGCGTACCACCCCCGGCATCATGCCTGCTCCCTGCCTATCTGGTCGGCCTCCTCTGCCATGGCCAGCAGCGCACGGTCCAGCGCCTGCACGGCCACACGTGGCCCTTGGCCTGGTGCCTGCTCCGCAGCCTTGGCACCAGCGCGCAGCACCCTGGCCCACTGCCCCGGCGTCATCAGCCCTCACCCCGCCACGCCAGCACATCAGCCAGCATGTCCGCGCAGGTGCGCAACGTACGCGGGCTGGGATCATCCGGCAGCACGTCACCACGGCCGGCCCGTTCCACCTGGCCCGTCCACGCCTGCAACAGTGCCTCCAGCACCAGCCGTGGCACCCACTCAGCCGGGCTGCCCGCGTTAGGCGGCGGCGGCCCCTCACACTCCACCTCGCCGCCTTCGGTCACCCACGCCCGTGACCGGTCCAGGCTGGCGTACGCCTCCAACACCAGGCCACACCGGGCACAGCGGTAGAAGTCCACTGCCCTGATGGGGATGTGGGACGCCCACCGCACCCTCACATGCTGCGGCGGGTCATCCACCACCAGGCTGGCCACCCCGATGGTGTCCAGCACGTTGGCCAGTTGGCGGGCCGCCCCCGCCCACGCCTCGCTGGCACCGGTAAGGAACCCCTCCCGCAACGGGTCGCCCGTGCCTGTCTCGTTCGCCACGGCCATGGCGTGGGCCGCCCAGCCTTGCGCCAGCGCCCGCAAGTACATGCCCGGCGGCGGCGTAGCCGCCACGGATGCCTGGCCGCTGATCGTGTCGGCCATGGGGGCGTGCACCAGCATGCCCGTGTTCAGGTCCACATCCAGCAACGCGCCAGGCCCGGCGGCCTCCGCCAGCACGAACCGGGCCATCTGCTGCACCGTGGGCACCCACACCGGGCTGCGCGCCGGGGGCTTCATCGGCTGCGGGCCGTTCACAGCACGCCGCCCGTGGTGGCCACCGGCTCGCTGCCGCCTAGCGGCGGGTCCCGGTGGGCTTCCCAGTGCATGCCCAGGTATGTGACGCCGCCCGCCCGGTAGGCGTCCAGCGCCAGCGCCTTGGCCAGCGCCTGGAAGGCCCCCATGGTTTCCCAACTGGCGTCATCCCCCGGGCAGGCCACCGGCAGGTCACCCGGCAGCATGCTGGCCAAATCCGCCTCCGCTAGCGCGGCCTCCACCTGGCCGCGCAGTACGGCCACCTTGATACGGGGCAGGTTGCGGATGGTTTCGATCCACGCGGGCACCGCCCGCGCCAGCGCTTCGGCCAGGGCCGCCTGGCCGCCTGCGGTGTCAGTCAAGGGGTTGTGGCTCGTTGACATGCTCGTGCTCCTCTCCAGTGCGCAGCGGCTCATTCATGTCCGCCAGTTGGTTGGCTGCGGCATACAGAGCGGTGGCTGCACCGCGCAGCCTGGCTATGGCCGCCGCCTGGCTGGGTGGCAGTTCCCCGGCCTGTACTTGCTGGGCGTCGGCGTTGGCCCGCCACTCGGTCACCAGTTCGTCATACACCGTGGTGGCCCACACCTTGGGCGCGTCCTCACGCCCGGACCAGGTGCGGGAACCCAGGGCGTCCGATGGCGGCGGCCCTGGGCTTGGCACGGGGCCGTGGCCCAGCAGGATGGCGACCTGGCCGCCTGCGGGGGCGGCGTGCATGGCGATGCCCACCACCGCGCTGCCGCCGGGGTGGTGGGTGGTGGCCGGGTAGCCTGCCACGGCCGCCACGTCAGTGCGGCCCTGAGTGCACAGCGGCTCATGGGTATCTATGCCAGCCCAGGCGACGATGGCGGCCAGGTCCACATTGCCAGGCAGCTCGGCCACCAGGCCGTGCATGGTCGCCAGTTGGCCGGTGGTGGGCTGCCACGTAGCGATGCTGCCGCCTCCTCCGCCCCCGCCGCCGGGTGCGGCGGTGCCTGCCAGGGTGTCCCGGCGGGCAATCTCAGCCACCAGCATGCCCGCTGCCTCGCTGAGACTGTGGGCGTGGCGGGTCTGCTCGAATACGCCCAGCGCTTCGGCCACCTGCCGCAGCCCGCGCAGCGCAGCCGCCAGCACGGGGCCGCCATTGCCGGCATGCTCGGCCACCGTCAGGGCCAGGTCACCCAGCGGCCCCATAGGCCCGTTCGGCTCTGCGGGCGGGTAGGGCCAGGTTTCCGCACGGTGATACATGGGATGCTCCTCTCCTGGTGCACCAGTGTACGGGCCGCCGCCCACATTCCCCCGGGCCATGCCCACGGCCCACTGGGTGCGGCCCGGCGGTGCGGCACCGCCCCGGAACCCTGGGCGCGGCGGGTACCTGTCCGGGTACAGCATTTCCCGCACCTCCGAGGGCAGCCGGTCGGGGTCGCACGTAGCCGCTATCTCGTCAGGGATAGTGGCCAGCACCCGGTGCCCCGCGTCAGGATAGGCCCATAGCTCCCACTGACACGTAGCATCGCTGTGCTTCCACACCGGCACGGGGTAACCCCTCCGTTTACCGCGACAGGCCGCCACCAGGGCAACCCTTGATCGTTCTAACCAAGCCCCACCGGCCGGCAACCCGGCCACAGCAGGCCACCCTCCGCTTAGGCGGCCACTAGTTGCCGCAGCACCCGGGGCATGACCACCCGCGCAGCCTCCCATTGCCCCGGCGTCAGGTCCAGCTTCTGCAACCCCTCCTGGAAAGCACGGAACGCCTGCATGCCCTGCGCCTGCTGCAACGCCAAAGCGGCCTGGTCAACCTCCGCACGCAGCGCAATCTCACACACCTGCGCCAGCATGCGGTGCGCCCGCTCATGCCATTGAACCCACGTGTTAAGCCCCGCCGCCCGCACCGTCACCGTGCCCGGGAACTCCCCGCCCTGGTCAACCTGCTCCCGCGTCACACCCCACACCATGCTGCCTCGCTCCAGCCCCGCCACCACGTCATCCAGCCACCCACACAGCCCCGCCCAGTACCTGACCTGGTGCAACAGCGCATCAGCCGGGTGCACGTCCGGCAGATCACGGCCGCCAGGCAGCACCCCGCCTGCCTTGGCCGCGCCACGCTCAGCCACCGCCGCCAGATGCGCCACCACGCTAGTGCCGCCGTGCATCCGGCACATGTCCGTGCCGTCCGTGCTCGGCCCATGGCAGGTGCCCCGGCCACGGCTGCGCTGCTTGGTGCACTCCCACCGTTCGTGCTGGTCACACCACCGCGCACCCCAGTGCTCCGGTCGCGTGGGGGCTGGCGGGTCGGCAGGCGGCAGCGCGGCGGCGGGCCTGGTGAGGCCGAGGGTGGTGGCGAGGCGGGCTAGGTCGCGGGTCCAGCGGGTGTGGGGTTGGGTGGCTGGGTTGGTGGTGATGTGGCCGCCTGCGTCGATGAATGCGCCTGCGCCGTCGAGGAGGGTGGTGGCTTGGTCGAGGTTGGCGGCGGTGCGGACGTAGGCGCGTAGGTGGCGTGGGTCTATTTGGGTGATGCCGAGGTTTTGGAGGCGGGTGGTGGTGTCTTCCCAGATGGGGCGTTGGGTGGGTGGTAGGCCGGGTGGTGGTGGTGGGAGGGTCATGTGTAGTCCTGGTCCCAGTAGGTGCCGTGGGTGGGGTCGTGGTGGTGGGGGTGCCAGCCTGGTGGTAGGAGGCAGACGAGGATGTGTCGGCCCATGCGTCGGCCTTGTCCGCAGTAGCGGTGTCCCGCGTAGGTAAGTTGCCCGCTGGCGGGGCCGTTGGCGATTAGCAGGCGTGTCAGCCAGGGTGGCATGGATTTCAGATGTGGGAGAGGGCGGTGGCGATGGATTGGCCTGCCTGTTGGGCCATGTTGAGGAGGTTGTGTACGGCGTCGCCTGTGGCGGCGGGCTGGGTGAACAGGTACCAGGCTAGGAAGAGGACGACGGCCCAGCCTGCGACCTTCTTTAGGCCCATGGGTTACTCCAGGTGTTGCTGTAGTGCTGCGGCGATGCGTTCGGGGTCGGCGTTGCCGTGGATGTGCAGGTGGATTTCGGGGCGTTGGCTTGGGGGGGCGATGGCTTGGTGGGTTGGTGGGTGCAGCGTAGCCCGGGGCTGGGTGGGTTGCATGGTGGTGGCGCGGTAGCGGGTGAACTGGGGTGGCTGGCGTGGGTGGCGGCGGCGGTACTGCCACCAGGTGATGGCTGCGGCTGCGGCCAGGACTACGACGGCTAGCACGAGTTCGGCTAGAGCTTGCAGCAGGTGGGCGGTGCCGTTGAGGAATGGGCCGCTGTTCTTGGCGAGCCAGCCGCCTGCTACGCAGAGGGCGGCTATGGCGAGGATGAACAGGCCGGTGCCGCCGCTGCCTCCGCTGGTGGTTTGCCAGGTGCCTTTCATGGTGTGCTCCCCTTGGTGGTGTCGGTGCGGCCTGCTCTCAGGTCCGCGCGGTATTGGGTTTCCAGCCGTTGCCACGCGCTGGCGGGCACGTTGGTGGTGCGCTCCAGGAGGCCGGGCAGGGCCGGGTTCATCGGTTCACGGGCCAGCAGGCTGCGCAAGGCGTGTTCGGTGTCGGCGGGTTTGGCTGCGCCATCGGTGGCCAGGTGCATGGCCCCGGCCAGGCTCTGCACGGTGTAGCCCCGGTCTTCCATCACTTCGGCCAGCATGTTGGCAGGGGCCACGGTCCAGTCTGGGTTGAACGGCACCCCCGTGCCCGCGCGCAGGTCCGCGTGCATGACCACAGTGGCCCGGATCATGGCGGCCATACCGAGGAGGAACGCGGCCCGGTTGCCGGGGGCGGTGTGGGACAGGTCCGCTTCGATGTTGAACGGCATTGCCCGGCCCAGCACCGCATCTGCCAGTTGCAATCCCATTGCGCTGCCGTCTGCCCAGCCGAACTCTTTCCGCCCGCCGTTCACTGGGCACCCCGCATGGCGGCGTAGGCGGACACCAAGATGGCCGCGCACAGCATGGGCTGCACGGCCCAGTATTCCGGGCCGCTGCGCAGCCGTGCGCGTATGGGGTGCTTGCGCCAGCCCCGGGCCCTGCCCTTGGTGGTCATGCTGCTGGCCGCAGAGACCCAGCCCAGCCGGTGGGTGCGTGCCCGGTTGTACGGCACCGGCAGCCCTTCCCGGGTCATGGCGTCCAGCACCAGGTGCGACACCCAGCCCGCGAGCAGGGCGACGGCGGCCCATGGCGGCCAGGCCGTGGTGAACAGGCAGGGGGCGAATGCCAGCAGCGCCCAGGCGGCCAGCCCCCATTCGCTGTGCACCACGCCCCGGAACCCGCCGCCGTGGTGCGGCCGTACCGCCCACGGGAGCATGGCCAGCAGCAGCCCGGCGGCGATGAACAGTGGCCAGCCAAGGCCGGTGACGCCCAGCAGCGCAGCGCCCGCGAACCCGGCCGCCACCGTCACGGTGCCGACCGTGCGCAGCGCCCGCGCGGCGTCGGCGCTGCGGTGGTCAATGTCGGGGGCCAGCGCCCCGCCCACGGCCAGCGCCGTGCCGGCCACCACCACCGTGGCCGAGGGGGCAGCCAGGGCGCAGCCGCCCAGCCACCCGGCGGCCCCGCCCAGCATGTGTGTCTTCCCCATCATGGTGTGCTCCTCTCCACCGGCTGTGTTAGACGCCCAGCCGGATGCGCTCGGACTGCCCCGGGTGGGCCGCTAGCCACTCCGCGCGGGCAGGCTGAAACAGCACCACACCCCACCGGGTGCGCTGCCCGCCGTGGCACCGCTTGCTGCGGCAGCCGAAATGGTTGCCGCCGAACATGGCGCGCAGCGCGCCCGTCACCGGGCCGTGGGACACGTTCTGCCCGGCGCAGCGCGGGCAGTGGTAGGTGGGCAGCCGCCAGCACAGCAGCGCATACACGCCGGCCAGCAGCAGCCCATACAGCGTGGCCAGCAGCAGCGCATGCACCACCACCAGCACAGCCCACACGCCCAGCAGCCACGCCCACACGTGGGCCGGCCTCTTGTTCTCCCTGTCGCCTGCCACCGCTGCCTCCTCTCCGCTGTCAGGCCCCGTTGTCAGGGTACTGTCAGCAACCGTCAGACGATCTTGTCACGTGCCCTGACAGGCTCCTGGCCTGGGAAACTACCCCTCCCCCGGCCCCTGCCCGCGCGGCCTGACGGCCGTGCGCGCGGGCGGGTGTGTGCGGATGATCATGTCAGGTGCACGGGTGTGCGCACGTGTTGCACGCAAGTGCGCGCAGGTGTGCGCACGTGGGCCTACGCTGCGCGGGTCCACCTGCGCGGGCCGTCGTGCTGCTCCAGTTGCATGTCATCGCGGGCCACCAGTTGGGCCATGGCGGGGTACAGCCAGGGGCGGCTGCGGTCGATCCAGTTGGGGTCGTCGGGGTCGTCGGTGAGGCCCAGCAAGTCGTCCATGGTTATCTCGGTCTTGCCCTCGGCCCACCAGCCGAGCACGGCGCGCTCCAGGGCGGCGGTGGCGGCTGCCAGGGTCTGCGGCAGCCGTTCCACGTTGCCCGCGTCAGGTGGTGCCGCTTCGGGGTTGCCGAACGTGGCGTCCGGGTCGCCTGCGCCGAAGGCGTCTGAATCGTCGTAGTCGGCGGGTTCGCTGCCTTCGGCAGCGCCCCACAGCCGGGGGTCGTCGTGCGCGTCGCCCGTTGGCTCGGGCTTGTCGGTGCCGTCCATGGCTAGCTCCTCCTCGTCACCCGGCGGGGCCGCCGGGGGTGGGGTGGTTGCTGCGCCTGCCTTGGGCGGCGTGGTGGCCTTGGCCGGTTCGGGCTTGGCCGGTGGCGGGTCAATGAGCATGTGCTGTGTCTGCGCGTCAGCCGGGCGCGCGGACGCCGGGTACTTGGCCGCGTGGGCGGCCATCAGGTCGGTGTTGCGACCCCAGAAGTAGGACCGGGCCTCGGTGTACTTGTAACGCTCGTCGGGCAGCAGCGGGGTGTCGGAGTAGGCCATGCCGGGCTTCTCGTTCTTCCACCGCTCGGGGCGGCAGCCGTGCTCGGCCTGTTCGTCGGACAGGCCAAAGTCGGCGTCACCCTTGTCCCGCACGCCCATGCAGATGCTGCCCAGTTGGGCGCGCACCACGGTGGGCATCTGGGTGAAGTCGGCGCGCTGCAACGACATGACGATAAAGATGCCAGCGGAGCGGGCCTCCAGCACCAGCGGCAGCACCCACTTCTCAACGTCGGCGTCCCCCAGTTGGCGGAACAGCGCGGACGCTTCCTCGATCCACACCACGATGGCGGACAGGCCGCAGCCTTCCTCCCACTGGGTGAGGCCCTGGGTGGCCAGGTAGTCCGACCTTGCCCGCCGCAGCAGGTGCAGCCGCCACAGCCGCTGCCGGGCCGGGGCGTAGTCCTTGTCAAAGCTGTGCAGGGCGGTGGCCATGCAGCCCAGGAACTGGTCTCCCTTAGACAGGTCGATGGCGCACACCACCGCGTCCTTGCGGGTGATGATGTCGGCCAGCCACGACCAGCCCAGGCCGGTGGTTTTGCCTGCGCCGGTCATGCCCATGAGCAGGCACTGCCAGCCGGGCAGGTTGCGGGGGAAGCACGGCACCAGCCAGTCGGTGCCGTCCACGAACGTGCCCAGGCGACACGGGTCCGCGATGGACGCGCCGGGCTTGTAGGGGCCTGGCCACAGCGTGGGCTTGTCCAGCTTCCGGGGGTTGGTCAGTTCCCACCGGGCCATGTGCGACCGGTCGGGGTCCTCGGTGATGGTGAGGCTGCCCGGAGCCAGGCCACCCGGGTGGGCGTGTGACAGGGTGGATTCCAGTTCCGGCGCGGCCTTGATGACGGTGGCGGCGGTGACGCCCTTGGGCAGCTTGATGCTGCCGCCCACCTTGCCGGGCAGCCGTTCCGTCACCCAGCCGCGCAGGCCGGGCACGCTGGTGTGCTCGCTGGCAGTAGCGAACAGCAGGCCGCCCGCCTCGTCGCCGCCGTCGTGGATGTGCAGCCAGATGGACCAGCCCAGAGCCATGCCAGCGCCGACGATCAGCCACACCTGGAAAAGGGTGGTGCGCGGGCCTGGGCCGTACCGTTCGGCCAGGGCCAGCCAGGTGAACGTGGCCACCAGGGTGACGGGGGCCAGCAGCCTGCCGGTGACGCTGCGCCGCTGGTGTGTCAGGTGCAGTGCCAGGGCGGCCAGGCACATGCCGACCGCCCATAGCAGCACGGCGGTGCCGGTGGCGTGGTAGCCCTTATGGAGCTTGTAGCCGGCCAGCCACAGCAGGCCCCAGACCGGCCACGGCCATGCCATGACCGCCAGCCTGCGGGCCTCGTGGGCCACCACGTGCTCCACCGTGGCTTCTGCCACGGGCTTGGGCCGCCGTGCTGCCATCGGTTACCACCTGTCTGCTTAGCTGCGCCAGTTGGGGCCGCGCTGCTTGCCCTTGCCTGGGCTGGGGTTGATGAGGAACGCGAACGCCCGTTCGGTGGCCTTCCACGACGCGCGAGAGGACGCGGCGGCGGCCCTGGCCCTGGCGGCGGCCTGGCGCATCGGGCGGGTGGCCCGGTAGGCGGCCATGCGGGCCACGGGTGCGGTGATGCCGCCGCCTTAGCTGCGGGCCATGACCTGCCGCAGGGCGTGCGCCTGGGTGTCGATGACGGATGCCAGGGTTTCCAGGGTGTGCGCCTGGCTCATGCACACGTGGTGGATGTCAGACGCCTTCATGCCGTCTCTGATCGGGAGGCGGGCCAGGGCGGCGATGGTGTATGCGGGGCCGGTTGGTTCGGGGGCGGCGGCCATGGTCTGTCTCCTTCGTGTGGCCACACAGGGGTTGCAGCAGCCTAACTCTCAGTAGGCCGGTTGTGTCTTGCAGTTGTCTTGACGGTCTGGTTGCAGATGTGCCCGTGTTCGTCGCTGGGCGGCATTCTGCGCCCTTGGGTGTGCCGTGTACGCCGGGACACCCGTGTGCGCGGCCAGGCGGCCTGACGGGTAACCCTGGGGTTTACCGTGCAGGCCGCGTGGCGCGTCCGCAGGTGTACGGGCATGTGGTGGCTACTGGAAAGCGGGAGCGTGGCGCTCAGCGCCGTTGGCGGCAGGTTCCGGGGCGGTGGTGGGCGGCGTCCACCGCTCCACCACGAATGCGGCCTGCTCCAGGCCCGCCTTGATGCCGGCCTGGCGGTGCTTCTCGTTGCCGCTGGCGGCCTTGCTCAGCCGGTCGGCCTCGGCTGCCCGCTCGTGCAGGTGTGCGGCCAGTTCTTCCCGGGTGCCGCTATAGCTGATGTCCATGGCAGGTAGTCCCTTGCGCTGGGGGCTGTGGGTACAGCCCGGGTGTACCCACGATAACCCCGTGGCCTGTCATCATGGTGGCCATGGCAGACACCCCAGTGCGGCACGTGCGCATACCTCAGCCGCGCTGGGACGCGGCCAGGGCCAAGGCCAGCCTTCAAGGCACCAACAGGGCAGGCGTCATCAACACGCTGCTGGAGGCTTGGCTACGTGGTGACGCCATGCTGGAAGCGCTGGTGTCCGCTGCGGTGCTGGCGGGCAGTTCGCAGCCTTCGGGGCAGCCGCCGCCGTCGTCCAGCTTGTGAAGGCTCGGGCACATGCCCATGGCCAGGGCGGCCAGGGCGTGCAGGCGCAGCGCCTGGTCTGACGGGTCGTCAGGCCGTGTGGGCTTGTCGCCGGCAGTCCACCGTGGCTTGGGCATGGCAGGCTTCACCATCCTTGCCGGGAGGTGGGTGTGGGCGCTGGCCCCGGACACTCCCGGGTAGGTTTCCCCCACTTGGGGGTCACAGTAGCTCACCCCGCTACCCGGCGGACAGCACTGAAACGGACAGTTGGCCTGGGGTTTACCGGGCCAGGGCCAGGAATTCTGCGCGCACCGCCGGGTCGGTGAGGAACGAGCCCGCCAGGTGGCTGGTGACCATGCGGGCGCCGCTGCCGGCCAAGGCCCCGCGCAGCGTCATGCACGTGTGGGTGCCCCAGATGAGGCAGCCTGCGCCCTCGATGTCCAGGTGGGCGGCCAGGGCGTCCACCACCTGCTGGCCCAGGCGTTCCTGCATCTGCGGGCGGCCCGCATAGCCCTGGACGAGGCGGGCCAGTTTGGACAGGCCGACTATGCGGGCCTCCTTGGCGGGCACGTATGCCACGGCGGCGGTGCCGTAGAAGGGCAGCAGGTGGTGCTCACACACGGAGCGGAACTCCACCCCGGTGGCGGCGATCATGGACGGGTGGGCGCTGCCGGGTTCAAAGTTGCGGGCCAGCACGGCGGCGGGGTCTGGGGCGTCCCATAGGCCGGGGGTTAGCTCCATGATGGCGGCAGCCCACCGGGCGGGTGTTTCGGCTAGGCCGTCGCTGGTGTGGTCTATGCGCAGCAGATCGAACAGCCACCCGGCGGCCTGCTCCACTTCCTGCGGCACGCGGGGCCTGGCGTCGTTCACCGGGGCTCTTTGGCTGTGCCGTACAGCAGCACATGCTGGCGCAGGGTGAAGTGGAACCCGGCCTTTCGCACGTGCGGGGCGAGCAGCCGCGCTGTGGCCAGCAGCCTGTCAGGCTCTACGCCCTCGGGCATGATCCACACCAGGTGCGGCGGTATCCGCCACGCCTTGACCAGGCCGCGTGCTTCGTCCAGGTCGGCCCTGCCGGTGCACACGAACTTGAAGGATGCCTTGCCGGTGGCCAGCAGCGCCGCGATGGCGTCCGGGTTGCGGCGGCCAGCCATGCCCGAGCTTGCCAGCTTGGGTGACACGTTGAAGTGCACGCTGCGCCGCAGGGTGGGGCCGGTGGGTGCGTGCGCGCCGTTGGTCTCGATCTCCACCCGGCGGGTGCCAAGGCCGTCCAGCAGGTACGGCCAGGCGGCCTGCCCTTGGTGCAGTAGCGGCTCCCCGCCTGTGATCACCACCAGGTCTGGGTGGCAGGCCAGCGCCTGGGTGATGATGTCGCCCACGCTGGTGCGGGTGCCCACTTGGTGCAGGTCGTACCGGGCGGCGTCCCACGTGTGTGCCTCGTCGCACCAGGTGCAGGCGTAGTCGCAGCCCATGAGGCGGATGAACGAGCAGCGGCAGCCGGTGCTGGGGCCTTCGCCTTGCCAGGCGGGGCCGTACACCTCGGCCACCACCAGCGACGGGCCGGGTATCAGCGTGCCCTTCACGGGGTCCACGCCCAGGTCTTGCCGGTCTCCGAGACGCCCACCCGCACCACGATGCGCTCCAGCGCGGCGGCCATGCTGCTGGCGGTGACCAGCCAGTTGCCCAGGTGGGCGGCCAGCAGTTCCGCTGTGGGGTTGAACGGCACCACCGGCAGCCACGTGTTGCCCAGCACGGTGCACGGGCCGCTGCCAAGCCAGCGGTGGTCCATCGTCAGGTCCAGGTAGTCCGCGAACGGGGCAAGGTCGCCGTAGTCGAGCACGAACCCGGTAGCGTCCACGTCCTCCGCTGTCAGCTCCACGCGGGCCAGGTAGTTGTGGCCGTGTGGCCTGGCGCACGGGTGGCCGGCGGGCAGCCCGGCCAGGGCGTGGCCCGCGCTAAAACCGAAGTCCTTGCTGATGGTGTAGCTCACGCTTCCACCTGGGTGCGCCAGTAGTCCGGGTCAGCGTACTTGGTGGGGTCAGCCACGCCCGCCTGGGCCATGGCCTCCTGCCGTTCCACGCACGTGCCGCACCGGCCGCAGTGGACGGGGCCGCCCTCGTAGCAGGACCAGGTGGTGTCTATGGGCACGCCTAGCTCACCCGCGCGGGCCGCTATGGCGGCCTTGGCCCAGTGCAGGAATGGTGCCCGCACATGGAACCGGGGCAGCCCGGTGGCCACCACCACAGCCGCCTGCATGGCGTCGATGAACTCCGGGCGGCAATCCGGGTAGATGGCGTGATCCCCGGCGTGCACGGCGGTGGCCACGTAGCAGCCGCCCCGGGCCACGGCCACCCCGGCGGCGACAGACAGCATGATCATGTTGCGGTTGGGCACCACCGTCTGCGCCATGGTGGCGGCGGCGTAGTGGCCGTGCGGCACCGGGTGGTCTGAGACGAGGGCGGACCTGGACGGAGCCAGCATGTGCCTCAGTTCCGGCATGGACACCAGGTCCCAGCGCAGCCCGAGGCGGCGGCACGCCAGGGCCGCGCAGTCCAGTTCCTTGCTGTGCCGCTGCCCGTAGTCGAAGCTGAGCACGTCCGGGGGGTCGCCGGCCGCCACCAGGTGGTGCAGCAGGGTCACGCTGTCCAGGCCACCTGACACGATTGCTACGCCTTGCACCATGGGTTACCTCCTGTACGGTGCGCCTATGACGACGCCAGCGCACACTGCCACATTGACCAAGCTGGGCCGTGCCCAGGTGAGCGCAGACCGGGAGCTAGAGACGTTCCCGGCCACCGACGCGGGGCAGGTGGTGGTGCTGCGGTGCGCCGAGTTCACCTGCCGGTGCCCTGTGACGGGGCAGCCGGATTGGGCGGACATCGACATCACGTACACGCCTGGCACGCTGCTGGTGGAGACCAAGAGCCTCAAGCTGTACCTGGAAACCTACCGCGAGCAGGGTATTTTCCATGAGCACCTTGCCGCAGTGATCCTGGCGGACCTGGTGGCGGCCCTTGCCCCGGCGGCGTGCACGGTGGCGGTCAAGTTCCACGCCCGGGGCGGCATCGCGGTGGAGGCGATCAGCACCTACGTGGGGCCGGAGCCTATGCCGCTTCGCCCTGATCCACCAGCCACTGAACCGCGCTAGCGGCGATCCACTCATGCGGCTGGGTGGGGGTAACGAAGTAGATAGATGGCCCCGCATCGGTGTGGCCCGGTGGTGGTGGTACGTGGCCGTGGCGTTGCCGCAGCCACGCCTCAAACCGTTTCATCGCTATCGCCGTTGCCCGCTCGGCCATGTGGTACTCGTGCCGGTACTGGGCCAGGTCGTCGCGGTCACGTTTTAGGGCAAAGCTGGGGTGATCCATCTCGGCTGGGTCCAGGCCGTGGGTGCGCAGCAGCGGGCGGTAGTTGCGGGCGGCCTTGGGGTGCTTGAGGTTGTGTAGCCTGCCCCGGTCGTACAGGATGACGCCGCCGTTGAATACCGCGTACATCCAACTGGCGGCGTCGGCGGAATACCAGGGGATGGCCGATAGGTCATCTTGCCCCGACCGGCCCAGGCCGTGTAGCACGGTGCCGTGCTCACGCGCGATCAGCACCGCCTTGGCCGATAGCGCCAGCAACAGGCTGCGGCGTGTCTCGGTGACGGCGGGGCCGCCCACGGCTACATACCGGTAGTCGCGGCACAGCGCCTCTAGTTCGGCGTACGAAGAGCCCATGTGCCACACCGGGGTAACGGCCAGGCCGCGTTCCTCCAGTGCCAGTTGGTTGCGCATGCTGGCCTTGGGATCGGAGATCACGTCCAGGTTTATGGCCGTGGTGATTACCGGCCACCAGTCGGTCAGCCAGGCCGCGTAGTCGGCCAGTTTCACGCCTTCGCTTTCGCCGCGCTGCTCATGCGCCGAAAAGGCCCCCGAGTCCACCATGAGACGTGTAGGCAGACCGGTGGCGGCCACCTTGGCGGCCATGTCCTTCTTGCGGTAGTACCAGAAGGACATCATCAGCCGCACCACGCCGTCAGGCCGGGGCTCGGTCATGGTGCCACCTGGTCCAGCAGCCACGCCAGCCTGCCCGGGTCGGTCTTGTCCGGGGCTGGGTCGGTCACCTGGTAGAACCGCTCCCGGAGGTCCGGATGGACGCGGAACCGGAGCATGGGCCACATGGCCTCCTCCGGTGGAGCCCCAGCGGCCAGCGATTCCAGGTCCGGGGGCCGCAGGTAGGCGCGCAGGTCATCCAGCGTCTTGCCTGTCAGCTCTGAGAGATCGTAGGCATTGAACGTCCGCGCGATCTCGTTCTCGAGCTGATCGGCCGTCCGCCACCGGCCGC